TAAAGCAAGATTCACTATTATTCCAGAAGCGCAAATTGGTTGACCCTAATCTATTAGTAGAGGAAGTCAATCGTTTAGCACAAGAAGGTAGAAACCCCGCAACCCCTAAAGATGCTCCAGTCAGAGGTGGTTGGACAGCCCAACAAGAATTTAATTACTTTTTAGACTGTTACAATGCAGGTAAACTAGATTATGAAGCCAAAGTACTTGCATATGGACTTTTGTGTAAAATGAGAGCCAACTGCCACACTTTACAACTTAATGATGGGCGTACAGGTATAATTATAAACGCCACACCAGATGGAGGTTATGTAGAAGTGTTTTTGTATGTAGAAGATGAACGCATAACCTTTAACCTGGCAACTGGAGAAGCTATTGGAGCACAGTTCACACACCTCACAATTAAAGGTAAAGGCATTGATAGAGAGTGGTTGAGTGCAGGGTTGCGCTCATAGTAAATAATTCAGTTGACATAGGCGTTCTGTTACGGCATAATGTATGTTCCTACTTTTACGAGGCGCAACAATGGCGGCAGTACGATACAAAAAAGAATACCAAGAACAAGTTTATAGACTGTGCTTATTAGGAGCTACGGATAAAGTTATATCAGACTTTTTTCATATCACTCCATTGCAGTTGACTAAATGGCGTAAAGCTCATATAACTTTTGACCAAGCCATACAAGAGGGTAAAGTGCAAGCAGATTCAAAAGTTGCACAATCTCTGTATAAGCGAGCGTGTGGATATGACGCACCAGATGAAAAAGTGTTTCAATATGAAGGAGAACCTATTTCAGTGCCCACATTTAAACATTACCCTCCAGACGTGAAAGCGGCTATCTTTTGGTTGACTAATCGAGCACCCGAACAATGGAAAAACACACCAGCAGAAGAGACCAATGTAAAACCGAAATCTTTGTTTAAGGTGATAATCAATAAAGGTGAGCACAGTGCATGAAGTAGCCTTAACAGCTCCACAAGCAGATATGTTTGAACTAGAAGCCAAGTTTCCATTGTTTGTGGTAGGTTTTGGAGCAGGGAAGACAGAGACACTCATAACTTGTGTGTTCCGAGACCTATTTAACCATCCTGGAGCTGACATAGGCACGTATGCACCAACTTTTGACACCTTAAAACTCAACCTTGTACCACGCATTGAAGAAATTTTGACACTTGCACATATACCTTACCAATTGAATAAATCTGAATATATATGTAGAGTAGAAGGACACGGTAAGATAATTATGCGTTCTATGGACAACCCAGCACGTATCATAGCATATGAAGTGTTTCGTTCTCACGTGGATGAGATAGACACTATGGCAAAGGATAAAGCTGCAGAAGCATGGAATAAAATTGTAGGGCGCAACCGCCAAAAGATTAAAGGAGCGTTAAATACAGTTAGTGCATATACTACTCCAGAAGGGTTCAATTTTGTCTACGATAAATGGGCTAAAGATCCAGTTGCAGCAAAGGCGTTAGGCTATGAGTATGTTACTGCCCCTACCTATTCTAATCCACACCTGCCAGAAGACTACATTGAAGGACTCAAAGCCACTTATCCAGCAGCGTTAGTGCAAGCGTACATTGAGGGTAAGTTTGTAAACCTTACAAGCGGTGCGGTGTATGTGGAGTTTGACAGGGAGACGTGTCATACAGATATAGTACACAACAAGAAAGACTGTGAACCCATACATATTGGTATGGATTTTAATGTCAACAATATGTCAGCAGTTATACACGTTATCAGAGGTGGGCAAGCCTACGCAGTGGACGAGATCACTAGAGGTAGGGATACCCCTTCCATAATACAAACAATAAAGAACCATTTCGATGGATGTTCTGTTATAATTTACCCAGATGCTTCAGGAGGTTCTACTAGCACTATGGGTGCAAGTTTGAGTGATATCAGTTTATTGAAGAGCGCAGGGTTCAAGGTTGACGCACCTAAGAAAAACCCTTTTGTAAGAGATAGAGTATTGAGTATGAACAGTGCGTTTAAGAGTGATACGTTGTGGGTGAATGTAGAGAAATGCCCTGAATATACACTCTGCTTGGAGCAACAAGCGTACAACGATAAAGGTGAACCTGACAAGTCTAGTAATAACGACCACTTACCAGATGCAGGAGGGTATTTTATACATAGGAAGTATCCAATTATTAAATCAAAACCAAAATTAGCAAGAGTTGTAGGATACTAAATAACTAAACAGGAGACACATTATGGGAATTGAGAGCAGACATCCAGAGTATGATAATATCCAACCTAAATGGCAGCGTTGCAGAGACACGTTTGAAGGGGAAGATGCAGTTAAGAAGAGAGGGGAGCAATATTTACCAAAACTTTCCAAACAGGACGATGACAGTTATCAAGCGTATAAAACACGAGCAACTTTTTTCAATGCTGTAAACCTTACTATAAGTGGACTTGTAGGGGCGGTGTTGCGACTCGATGCAAAAATTGAAGCTCCTGCAAAACTGGAGAGTTTATTCAACGATATCACAAACACAGGGGTATCATTGAGCGACTTCATAGAGGGTATGTTGACAGAACAATTGTTAATGGGGCGGCAAGGTGTACTCATTGACCATGATGGAACTAGACCGTATTTAACAGGATATACAACTGAACAGGTGACTAATTGGTTAGAGGATGCAATCATCTTGCAGGAGAGCTATCGAGCAATTGATCCTAAAGACCATTATAAATCAGAGTTCAAAACTCAATACAGAGAACTAGTGATGGAAGAAGGGCGTTTTATTGTACGCATATGGAGAAAGGGTAAAAAAGATTGGGAAGTAGTTGCAGATATTACTCCAGTCAACAAAGGGGTTGAACTCTCTAATATACCATTTATAGCAGTCAGCCAAGATGGTGCTAACCTCACTCCAATGACACCTCCACTCTTAGCACTAGCAGATATGAGTTTGAGCCACTACCGCACGAGTGCAGACTTAGAGCATGGTAGACACTTCACAGCTCTACCTACACCATACGTTACAGGAGTGGATACAGACTCTGAATTAGTCATTGGTTCAGGAACAGCATGGATCTTGCCAGATACACAGAGTAAGGCAGGATATCTAGAGTTCACAGGGCAAGGATTGAGAGCGTTAGAAGTTGCAATGGAAGAAAAACGTTCCATGATGGCAGCATTAGGCGCACAATTGCTTGAAGGGCAGAAGAAAGGTATTGAAGCTGCAGAAGCTGTACGGCTACGCCAGAATGCAGAATCTTCCACGCTTGCCTCAACAGTGAAGAGTGTAGAACAAGCTGTGCAACAAATGCTTACACAGATGGCAGAGTGGATGGGCGTAACAGATGATATTACTGTGGAGTTGAATACTGACTTTGTTGATGTTAAACTTACTCCACAAGAGGTTACTGCACTTATGCAAACATGGCAGTCAGGTGGCGTGAGCCATGAAACATTCTTATGGAACTTACAACGAGGCGAGATGCTACCACCAAACATATCCATAGAAGATGAGCGCAGTCGTGTTGAAGTACAAACAGTTGGCGGATTTGATGAAGACTAATAATGGCAAATATAAGCGATAAGATACTAGACCAGATAACAGGACATTCAGTTGACCTGTTGCGGCTAGATGCTAGTCTGCGTAAAGACGTTTTAAAAGAACTGAAGACTCTGCAGAAAAATTTAGTTGAAGAACTAGAAAAGCAAAAACTCCACCTCATCAAACGCACACCTTTCCAAATGCGTAGATTGGAGAAGATGTTAAAGCAGACTAAAACCACAATTCGTAGTGCGTACTACAAGATAGACAAGCTTGAAGATAAACAACTTGCAGGGCTTGCTAAAGTTGCAGAAGCGCAAGCGGTGTCAAGTATCAACACAGCACTTAAAGTGCAGACACTATCCACAGGAATGAGCGTAGAAATGTTGGCAGCTATTGCGACCGATACCCTCATTGAAGGCGCACCTTCCAAAGAATGGTGGGGCAGACAAGCAGGTAATTTAGAACTGAAATTCAAAAACACTATCAGACAAGGGTTATTACAAGGTAAAACCACTGACCAAATAGTGCAAAGGGTCAGAGGCACAAGAGCAAACAAATTCAAAGATGGTATCATGGAAGCCACCAGAAGGCAAGCGGAGGCTTTAGTCAGAACTAGTGTTCAAGTTGTAGCTAATGAAGCTAGAATGAGAACGTACGAAGCTAATAATGACCTTGTCAAAGGGGTTGAATGGGTTTCTACTCTTGATTCTAGAACTAGCACCACATGTCAAGCATTAGATGGATTGATGTGGGATAACAACCGCAGACCAATAGGACATGACATAGATTTTCCAGGGGCGACAGCTCATTGGAATTGCAGGAGTTCACAAATATCTGTTCTCAAAGGTTGGGGAGAGTTAGGAGTGGATAAAAAACACTTATCTAAGTTGCCACAAGGTACAAGGGCAAGCATGGATGGGCAAGTTAGCAAAGGTTTGAATTATGAAGATTGGTTGCGGAGTAAACCAGAATCATTTCAAAAGGAAGCACTTGGTGTAGGTAAGTGGAAGTTATGGAAAAAAGGTAAAGTGGGTTTTACAGACCTATTAGACCAGTCGGGCAACCCACTCTCATTAGAGCAGTTGCAAGACAAATTTACTTAACCGCTACAGAGTAGCGATAACTTGATCGGAGATCATTATGCATTTAAAAGCAACAGTTGATAAAATAGAAGACGTGCCAGAGGCACTACAAGAGTTCTACACAGAAAAAGACGGCAAGTACACGCTGGCAGTGCAAGGCATGGTTGATAAAAAGAAACTTGATGAGTTCAGAGACAACAATACCAAATTGTTGCAAGACATGGAAACGCTTGAAGGCAAGTATAGTACTATTGACATGGATAAGTACAACGAACTCCTCAAACGCCAACAAGATGGAGAGTTTGCATCACTTATTAAAGCAGGTAAGATTGATGAGCTTGTGGATATGAAGACCAAAGCGGTACATGACCATTATAATACAGAGATGAAGACGTTAAAAGAGGGTAATAGCACTCTTACACGGCAACTGGAAGGGTTGACTATTGATAGTGTTGTGCGTGATATTGCAGCAAAAAATGGTGTAGCGGCTACTGCAGTAGATGACTTGTTGTTGCGTGCAAAGAGTGTATTCAAATTGAAAGATGGCAAGGCTACACCATTTGAAGGTGAGAATGTTATATACGCTTCTGGCACTACTGACCCTCTAAGCGTAGAAGGATGGGTTAAAGGTTTATCAGACTCTGCACCTCACTTATTTAATGATTCTAAAGGTGGGGGATCAACACACAACAAAGGAGGCACAGCAGAGGGCAAGATTGTAACTAGGTCGCAATTTGATTCTATGGATCAACAGTCTAGATCAGCTTTTGCTAAAGATGGAGGTAAAGTCACAGATTAGAGTTGACAAAGGGTTTTTTATGAAGTATAATTTACCCCATAGCAGACACAAATATAGTCTACTTGTGACGGAGTCACATATTTATCTAGTTGCGGTGTAGCTGATATTAGTTGTTTAAGGGTTTTCCTTAAACTGAATTTTAAATTGTCTTAGAGGATTTTTATAATGGCAAATGTATTGACAAACCTAGCAGCTGATATTTACAAGGCTGCTGACACTGTAGGGCGTGAAGTTGTTGGCTTCATCCCTGCTTCTACTATTAACTCTGATGGTGTTGAGCGTGTTGCGCTTAATGGTACTGTTCGCTCACACTTCACACGTGAAGCTACTGCTAACAACATTACACCATCTATGACCACCCCAGAAGGAGATGACCAGACTGTAGATAATAAGACTCTGACCATTGACACAGCAAAAGGTGTTCAGATTCCAATGACAGGCGAAGATATCAAGCACCTAAATAACGGTTCTGGATATGAGACTGTTTATGGAGATCAGATTGCACAAGCTATGCGCACACTATCTAACCTTATCGAAACTGATTTGGCTACTGCTGCGTATCAAGGGGCTTCACGTGCAGTTGGTACAGCAGGAACTACTCCATTCAGTTCAAACTTTGATCTTGTTGCACAGGCACGTCAGATCTTAGTTGATAATGGCGCACCTGTCACTGATGGGCGTACTTCTCTCGTATTGAACACTCTTGCAGGCACTAACCTGCGTAATCTTGCACAATTGCAGAAAGCTAACGAAGCAGGCAGTACTACTATGTTGCGTCAAGGCACTTTACTTGATCTTCAAGGAGTTATGCTTAAAGAGTCTGCACAGGTTCAAGCTCACACTAAAGGAACGGGTACGGGTTATCTAATCAACAATGGTTCTGGTGAGGCTATTGGTCAGACTACCTTAACGCTAGATACTGGTTCAGGTACTATGATTGCAGGTGATGTTATCACTCACGCTTCAGATAGCACCAATGCTTATGTAGTTAACACTGCGCTTAGTGGAGGTGATGTAATCATTGGCTCTCCTGGTTTGCAAATTGCAGCAGCGGATGACGATGCCATTACTATTGGCAACAACTTCACTGGCAATGTACTTTTCCATCAATCTGCTCTTGAGCTCGCTATCCGTGCTCCTGCAGTACCCGAAGGTGGAGATGAGGCAGTTGATGCTATGCTCGTACAAGATCCACATTCTGGATTGATCTTTGAGATTCGTGTTTACAGAGGATACCGTAAGCAGATGATAGAAGTTGCATCCACTTGGGGTGTTAAAGCTTGGAAGCCTGACAACATTACATTAGTAATGGGTTAAGCACCAAACGATTGAGAGTAGGGTTCAATCCCCTGCTCTCTTTACAATTTTTATATTTAGGCGGAGGGATATCATGCCAATAAGAAAAAAGCAAGATGTAGCAACAGAAAAAGTTGTAAAAAAGACACCTAACGCCAAACGGGTTGAGTTAGTTGAGATGGTTAAAGGTGATAAAACCGCAGAAGTCCACCCTGATGAAGTGGTGAATTTCAAGAAAGGTGGTTGGAACGAGGCGTAGACTATGTCATTAAATGCCACAGCAGGTAGTTCTAGCGCAGAGGCTTACTGCACAGTTGCAGAAGCTGACACCTATAATGTTATGCACCCAGCAACAGCAGACTGGACAGGCACTGACACAGAAAAAGAAAACTGTATCAAAGTAGCAACCAGATGGCTTGATGAGCGAGTGTCTTGGAATGGCACTAAAGAAACCACTACACAAGCACTACGCATACCCCGTTCAAGTTGGGTGAACCTTGACAATGAAAGTATTGATGCAACCACTATCCCAACCGCTATAAAGAACGCTACTGCAGAACTTGCAAGACACATCAAGAAAGATGGCGACTTAGGAGCTAACGCAGACGGTAAAGGCATAACAGATTTGAAAGTGGGTTCAGTTGCATTGACTTTTGACAAAACTGATACTGCAGACGTACTACCTAGTATAGTGCAAGAGATGTTAAGAGGTTGGGGTACTATCCACGGTCGTGCTAAGTTTGGCATTGTAGAGGTTGTGAGGTCATAATGGGTTTACAAACTGCAATCAAGAAAGCTGCACAAACCGCAATCAAGGCAACTGGAGATATAGCAGAGACTATAACTTACACTAGTCGCTCCACAGGCAGTTATAATACTAGCACTGGAGCAGTTTCACACACTGATACTGATTATACACTAAACGCCATTGTAGCAAATTTTGGTTCAGCTTCACAAGGTGCTAACCGTGGAGAAGTTAGACCTGAACACTCTGGCAATTTATCGGTCACATTTGCCAGTAATGATCTTGCAGTCACTCCAGACACTAACGACTTAGTCACAAGAGGCTTGACTAAATATAAGGTCACACAGATAATCAGTGATCCTGTAGGGGCAACCTACAGACTTATAATAGGTAAGCTTGGATGACAACTGAACGTTTCAATGCAGATTTGCAAAAGTTCGCAGATGTTACAGGACAGGAACTTGATACAGTTGTTAGGCGTGCAGCTCTCGAAGTGTATGACCGTGTAACTAAACGGACTCCTGTAGATACAGGCAGAGCTAGAGGCAATTGGAACATGGGTGTAGGTTCACCAGACTTAGGAGAAGATAAAAGCTTTGGTAAAAGCACTGGAAGCCATATAGGGTTAAGTACCCCTCCTACCTCTCCAAAAGCTAAAAAAGTCACGTTGCGTAAAGGGCAAGGCAAAGACATATTATTTATAACTAACAATTTACCGTACATTGAAGTACTTGAAAACGGTAGCAGCACACAAGCACCTAACGGTATGGTTGCTGTGACATTGGCAGAAGTCGAGGGGTTCATGAAAGATGTCATACGAGGCTGAAAGAGCGAGTATTGAGGGACGGTTGAACGATAATTGGTCAACTACTGCCATAGCGTACGAAAATGTAGACTTTGACCCACCAAATGATACAGCGTGGGTGCGGTTGAGCATCTTAAATGGTGAATCTCGTTATCGCACTGTGAATAATGGTAAACGCCATACAGGAGTTATAAGTGTCCAATTGTTTGTACCTAGAAATAGTGGTACAAACACTGCTAGAAATTATGCGGATACCCTTGCAGGAATTTTTGACAACAGTAATTTTAATGGTATAATATGTAGGACAGCAAGCATTTTTACACAATCCCTAGAAGATGAATGGTTGCAGTTGAACATAAATATACCTTTCTGGAGAGACGAATTATGAAAAGTGTAGAATTGTTTCCACCTAGAGGGGGTGATCCTGTGAAGGCACACCCAACGCAAGTGGAGTATATGAAGAGCGCAGGTTGGACGGAGTCTCCTGCAAAGAATGTTAAATTAAATATAGATGAGGTGAATGAAAATGGCTAACCATGCAGGAAGTGAGGGTGTTGTAAAAGTTGGATCAAATACAGTAGCAGAAATTCGAGACTGGAATATCGCAGAATCAGCAGAGACTATTGATGATACAACAATGGGCGATACTGCAAGAACTAAGAAAGCAGGTTTAACCAGCGCAAATGGCTCACTAACAGCGTATTGGGATGAGACAGACACAAGCGGTCAAGGTGCTATGACAGTTGGAGCAGAGGTTACATTAAATCTTTATCCAGAGGGTGCAACTTCAGGCGATACTTATGCCACAGGTTCTGCGATTGTCACAGAAACAGGCAAGTCAGGCACAAGCGAAGGTATGGTTGAGACAACTTTCAGCTTTGAGTTTAACGGTG